TACTCCTAACCTGTGCAGATGGTGAAGAACGAGCCGAGGTGTATGGGTGTGCAGCGGATAGACAACAAGCATCGATAGTGTTTGAGGTAGCAGCTGACATGATACGAATGTGTCCAGCACTGGTTAAAAGGTGCAAGATACTGACAGCGACTAAGAGAATTGTGTATCTACCGACAAATAGCTTCTATCAGGTGTTATCAGCCGAGGCGTACTCCAAGCATGGATTTAACATTCATGGAGTTGTGTTTGATGAGTTACACACGCAGCCGAATAGAAAACTATTTGATGTTATGACAAAGGGCTCAGGCGATGCAAGAATGCAGCCACTGTTTTTCTTAATCACAACTGCAGGCACAGACACAAAATCCATATGTTACGAGGTGCATCAAAAGGCAAAGGATATCTTGGAAGGCAGAAAAATCGATCCAAGTTTCTATCCAGTAATTTATGGTGCAGAGTTAGATGATGACTGGACCGATCCAAAGGTATGGAAGAAAGCAAATCCAAGTCTGGGTATCACAGTCGGAATGGATAAGGTAAGAGCTGCGTTTGAATCGGCAAGACAAAATCCTGCAGAAGAAAACATATTCAGGCAACTAAGATTAAACCAATGGGTGAAGCAAGCGGTAAGGTGGATGCCTATGGAAAAGTGGGAGGCGTGTAAAACCGAGTTTGAGCCTGAGGATTTGGAAGGTAGGGTTTGCTACGGTGGACTTGACCTTTCATCTTCAACGGATATAACTGCGTTTGTTTTGGTGTTCCCACCGATTGAAGGTGATGATAGTTACTATGTACTACCATACTTTTGGATACCAGAAGAGAATATGGAACAACGAGTACTTAAAGACCATGTGCCGTATAACATATGGAAAAAGCAAGGACACATAGAGACAACTGAAGGAAATGTAATTCACTATGGCTTTATCGAGGCGTTCATAGAAGAGTTGGGTAAAAGATACAACATAAAGGAAATCGCATTCGACAGATGGGGAGCTGTGCAGATGACACAAGACCTAGAAGGCATGGGCTTTACAGTAGTTCCGTTTGGTCAGGGTTTCAAAGACATGAGCCCTGCAACCAAAGAGCTTATGAACCTAGTCTTATCAAAACGGCTAAAGCATAACGGTAATCCAGTTTTACATTGGATGATGGATAATGTTTGCGTACGGACAGATCCAGCAGGAAACATCAAGATGGATAAATCAAAATCGACAGAGAAAATAGACGGTGCAGTTGCAACTGTAATGGCACTAGATAGAGCGATTAGGAATGCAGGTCCACCAGAGTCGGTCTATGACTCACGAGGGCTGTTAATAATATAAATATGTAGCCATAGATACAAAATAATATATAAAGACAAAACCTCCGACCTTTAAAGGTTCAGGGGGTATTTTCATTTAGTGAGGTTAAAAACATGGGAAGATTTAAAGGAATTAGGCGAGCAAGAGACAAGCCTGAGAATAGGACTGCTGGTAGTAGCTATACCTTTTACATGGGTGGTACTACTGCTGGCAAGGTGGTGACTGAAAGAAGTGCCATGCAGATGACTGCGGTTTACTCGTGTGTGCGAATACTAGCTGAGGCAGTAGCTGGACTACCACTCCACTTTTATAGATACAAAGATAACGGTGGTAAGGAAAAGGCGATTGAGAGTCATTTATATCATCTACTTCACGATGAGCCAAATCCAGAGATGAGTTCGTTCGTGTTTAGGGAAACCTTAATGACACATCTACTGCTCTGGGGTAATGCGTATGCACAAATCATACGAAACGGCAAAGGTGAAATCATAGCCCTTTATCCATTGATGGCAAACAAGATGACAGTCGATAGAGACGAAGCTGGCAGGATTTATTACATCTACCAACGAAGCCTTGAAGAAGCGAACTCCGATGGGAATATGACAGTAACTTTGCAAGCAAGCGATGTATTGCATATCCCTGGACTTGGTTTTGATGGACTGGTTGGTTACTCGCCAATAGCAATGGCTAAAAACGCAATAGGGCTAGCAATGGCAACTGAAGAGTACGGAGCTAAGTTCTTTGCAAACGGTGCTGCACCTTCAGGGGTGTTGGAGCATCCGAGCACGATAAAAGATCCCACAAAGTTAAGGGAAACTTGGAATGCGACATTCGGTGGCTCTGCTAATTCAGGTAAGGTAGCAGTCTTAGAAGAAGGCATGAAATACACACCGATTTCTATACCACCTGAACAGGCACAGTTTTTAGAGACAAGGAAGTTCCAAATAAACGAGATAGCTAGGATTTTTAGAGTCCCACCACATATGCTGGCAGACCTAGAAAAATCTAGCTTTTCAAATATAGAGCAGCAGTCGTTAGAGTTTGTTAAATACACACTTGATCCTTGGGTTGTACGGTGGGAGCAAGGGTTATACCGATCCCTACTTACACCTGATGAGAAAAAGAAGTATTTTTTCAAGTTCAATGTAGACGGCTTACTACGGGGTGATTACGCTTCTCGGATGACTGGTTATGCAACAGCAAGACAGAACGGTTGGATGTCAGCAAATGATATCCGAGAGCTAGAAAACCTAGACAGGATACCACCTGAGTGGGGTGGTGATCTTTATTTAATCAACGGCAATATGCTCCCACTAGGTGATGCAGGAGCGTATGCAAAAAAATACAAGGAGGTAGATAAAAGTGAAGAAGTTTTGGAAATGGAAAAACAAAGCAGAAACGGAACTCGCAGAAAGAGTACTGGAGCTTAACGGAACAATCGCTGAGGAGTCTTGGTTCGATGATGATATCACGCCGAGAATGTTCAAAGAAGAACTCTTTAGTGACACAGGTCCTATCACTATCTGGATAAATAGTCCTGGTGGTGACTGTATAGCTGCCAGTCAAATCTATGCAATGCTTATGGATTATAAAAGTCCAATCACTGTCAAGATTGACGGTATCGCCGCAAGTGCAGCTTCGGTAATTGCGATGGCAGGCACAAAGGTATTAATGAGCCCGACAGCACTCATGATGATTCACAATCCATCGACTACTGCGTTTGGTGACCATAGAGATATGGCAAAAGCGATTGAGTTACTTGATGAAGTAAAAGAATCAATCATCAACGCTTACGAGATTAAGACATCAAAGTCAAGGGTGGTTCTAAGTCACCTAATGGACAGTGAAACATGGATGAATGCAAAAAAAGCGATAGAGCTAGGGTTTGCTGATGGGATATTGGAAGACGCAAAGAAAATACCACCAGCGGACAGTTACCAGTTTTCTAGTCGTGAGTTTGAGAGCAGGCTAATAAACAAAATAGTAGACAAGGTTAAGTCTGAACCGATTAAAACAGGCCGTAGAGTCATTGAGCTTAAAAACGAGCTTAACAAAATAAAAAAATATATTTAAAGGAGGTACGAAAAAATGACTATTACAGAATTAAGAGAAAAAAGAGCAAAAACATGGAATGCAATGACAGCGTTCCTAGATTCCAAACGGAATGAAAGTGGTGTACTTAGTGTCGAGGACGATGCTACCTACGCAAAGATGGAAAAGGAACTTGACGATTTAACAAAAGAAATCAAGCGACTTGAAAGGAAAGATATGATTGAAGCTGAACTCAACAAACCAGTTTCAACTCCTATCACAGCAAAGCCAATGGCACAGGACGATGAAGAAGAAAAGACTGGCAGAGCTTCAAAAGCGTACAAGAAGAGTTTTTGGAACGCTATGAGAAACAAGCTATCCAACGCACAAATCCTAAACGCTTTACAAGAGGGCACTGACTCTGAGGGTGGATATCTAGTCCCTGATGAGTTTGAAAAGGTTTTAATTGAGGCACTGGAAGAAGAAAACATCTTCAGGAAACTAGCAAGTGTCATTACAACTTCAACTGGTGACAGGAAAATCCCTGTTGTAGCAACCAAAGGCACAGCGTCTTGGGTGGATGAAGAAGGGACTATTGATGAAAGCGATGATTCTTTCAACCAAGTTTCTATCGGTGCACACAAACTGGGTACTTTGATTAAGGTTTCAAACGAACTCTTAAACGACTCTGTATTTAATCTTGAAGCATATATCTCTAAGGAGTTTGGCAGAAGGATTGGAAACAAAGAAGAAGAGGCGTTCTTTATCGGAAACGGTGAAGGGAAACCGACAGGTATTTTCAATGCAACTGGTGGAGCTCAAGTGGGTGTAACTGCTACAAGTCCAACGGAAATCAAAGCGGATGAGATTATCGATTTATTTTATTCCTTGAAAGCACCGTACAGGAAAAACGCAGTATGGGTTGTAAACGACTCGACTGTAAAAGCTCTACGGAAACTAAAGGATGGAAACGGTAACTATCTCTGGCAACCTGCTTTAACAGCTAACACACCTGATACTTTGCTTGGGAGACCAGTGTATACATCCAGTTATGTTCCAACGATTAGTGCAGGTGCAAAGACTGTGGCGTTTGGTGATTTCTCATACTACTGGATTGCAGACAGGAAAGGTAGGAACTTCAAGAAACTATCCGAGCTTTATGCAGCAACAGATCAGACTGGATTTGTAGCAACACAAAGGGTGGATGGAAAACTGATACTCCCTGAAGCAATCAAAGTATTAGTGCAAAAGGCATGAGAGGAGGTATAGAACGATGACTTACAACGCAAAGAACTATACAGAACAGGGTGGAGGTAAGACGGTAATCGGTGGCATTCTCGAAATAAAAGAGGGTGCTACTGTTATTGGTCTTCCTGAACCAGTTATACCAGAAGTACCAGTTGCAACAACTACACAAGCAGGACTAGTAAAGCAAGCTGAGAATGTTCCAATATCGGAAGCAACAACGCTGGACGAGTTACTAGCTGACTTGAATTTAATACTTTCAAAACTAAAATCTGCAGGGATTATGGAAGCTGATGCAGGTGAAGGCGAATAACAAAGGAGGTGGAAGTAATGACAGCAAATGAACTATTACCAAGAGTAAAAGAAAATTTAATCGTAATGTTCTCGGATGATGATGAGTTAATCCTAAGCTACATTACTGCCGCTATATCATATGCCGAGAGCTACCAGCACCTAGATGAAAACCACTACATAGATAATCCATGCTCTGAAACCACAAAACAAGCAATCATTATGCTAGCCAGTCATTTCTATGAAAGTAGAGACGGCTCAACTGGTGGTTTGTTTTCTAATAGCACAAATGCTTCAGAGCAAACTTGGAAAACAGTAAACCTACTATTAAGGCTAGATAGAAACTGGAAGGTGTAAGCTATGGGACTAGGACGGATGAATAAAAAAGCACAGTTATGTAGAGTTCAAAACACCATCGATTCTGAGGGCTTTTCTAGGCAAACTGTGGAGGTTTTAGCGGACATTCGAGTGTTTGTCGAAGCCAAGCATGGAAGCGAAAGGTGGGCGAATTTGGCGGCGTTTAGCGAAGCAACTACATTGTTTAGGTTTAGGAAGATACCAAGTATTACTGTTACTACCAAGCATTACATTCTATTTAACGATGAACAATACAACATTTTATCTGTTGAGGATGTAATGGGTAGGAATATGTATATCGAGGTACTTGCAAAAAAGATGGAGGCATCAAATGGCTAGGTGTACATACAAGTTACCTGATGAGCTACTAAGAAAACTATCAACCGTTGGGAGTAAGATGGACGAGATTAGCGAGGTGGTTTTGGTAGCTGGTGGCGAGGTGGTTTTGGATAAAGTGAAATCAAATCTTGAGGGTGTTTTAAGTGGTGAGTCGACTGGCGAGCTTGTATCGGCACTTGGGCTATCAGGTGTCTTAATTGATAGAAACGGTAACTCAAATATAAAGGTTGGGTTCAGTGAGCCGAGAAAGGATGGGAAGTCAAACGCTATGCTAGCAAACATCATCGAGTATGGAAAACATAACCAACCTGCAAAGCCGTTTTTAAAGCCTGCAAAGACATCTTCAAAGAAACCTTGCATTGAGGCAATGACTAAAAAACTGGAAGAGGAGATAAAGAAGGCATGAACATATTATCTGAAACAAAGGCTATTATTGAAAGTTTAAATATCCCTGTGGAGACAGGTGTGTTTAGTGGTACTGCACCTGAAACCTACATTGTTTTAGTTCCTTTAGCTGATAGTTATCCGTTGTCAGCAGATGATTTGCCAGAGGTGGATTATCAGGAACTTAGAATATCACTATTTTCAAAAAGTAACTACATAGAGTTAAAAAACAGTCTGGTTAGAAAACTAATCAACAATTCATTCTATGTGACTTTAAGGAAGTATAACGGATTTGATGCTGGGAGTGGCTATCACCAGTATTCAATAGACATAGCTAAAAATTACATATATTAGGAGGTACAAATTATGGCAACTATAGGTTTAGATAAACTATATTACGCACCAATTACTGAAGATGAAAACGGAAATGAAACATACGGAACTCCAGTGCAACTAGCAAAAGCGATCTCAGCTGATCTAACAGTTGAGTTAAACGAAGCAACATTGTATGCAGATGATGGTCAAGCTGAAGCAGTAAAGGAGTTTAAAAGTGGCACACTGTCGCTTGGTATTGATGATATTGGAAACAGTGCTGCATCTGCACTAGTCGGAGCAGTAGTTGATAAAAATGGTGTATTAATCTCAGGTGGTGAGGATGCGTCTAAGTATGTGGCAGTCGGGTTTAGAGCCAAGAAAGCAAACGGTAAGTACAGATACTACTGGCTATATAGAGTTCTATTCGGTGTGCCAGCTACTAACCTTGCAACGAAGGGTGATTCGATAACTTTCTCAACACCGACAATTGAAGGCACAATATTCAGGCGTAACAAGGTAGATGGTGCAAATAAGCATCCGTGGAAAGCAGAGGTTAATGAAACGGATGAAAACAGTGCAATCATATCGGCTTGGTACAACGCAGTCTATGAGCCTGTGTATGAAACACCAACGCCACCAGCTGGAGGTGAAGGATAATGGATAACGAAAGATGTGCAATCATCAAGATTGGTGATAGAGAGTATGAACTATTACTCACGACAAAGGCGACAAAGGAAATCGCTAAAAAGTATGGAGGTTTAACTAATCTCGGTGACAAGCTGATAAACAGTGAAAACTATGAAGAAGCGATAAACGAAATCGTATGGCTAATAGTGACGCTCGCAAACCAGCCCATCCTTATACACAATTATAAAAATAAGGGAAAAGAAAAGCCGTTATTAACAGAAGACGAGGTAGAGCTTTTAACTACACCAAACGATTTAGCAAACTACAAGGATGCAATCACTGAGGCACTATACAAAGGTACAAAGCGGAATGTGGAGAGTGAAGACTCAAAAAACACGCAGGGCGAGTAAGCGATGAAGAGTTGTTTACTCGTCTTTTGTATTATGGTTTAAGCCAGCTTCATCTACCACAGGACGAGGTATGGCTTATGCCTTTTGGACTACTCCTAGATTTATGGGAATGTCATAAGCAGTACACAGGTATTTCAAAGCCGAAGATAGAACGATACATTGACGACATTATCCCAGACGGAATTTAAAGGAGGTGAAAACAAATGGCAGAGAATTTTGGATTAAAGATAGGTCTTGAAGGCGAGAAGCAGTTCAAGTCACAGCTATCGGAAATTAATCAGGCGTTTAAGGTACTAGGATCGGAAATGAAACTAGTTGATTCGCAGTTTGATAAAAACGATAGTTCGGTAGATGCCTTAACAGCCAAGAACCAAGTCCTAGAAAAATCGATTGAGGCACAAAAGCAGAAGATTGAAACATTACGCTCTGCACTAAACAACGCATCCACATCGTTCGGTGAAACGGACAGAAGAACACAAAACTGGAACATACAATTAAATAACGCTCAAGCAGAGCTGAACAAGATGGAAAAAGAGTTGAAGACTAACACCTCTGCTCTTGATACCACTGGTAAGGAAATGGATGAAACCAAAAAGTCTGCAGATAAGATGGGCGATGAGATTGAGGATTCAGGAAAACAATCAGAAAAGGCATCTTCAAAGTTACAGTCACTGGGTGGTGTATGCAAGGCTGTGGGAGCTACTATGGCTACTGCGTTTGCAGCGGTGGGTGCAGCTACAATGGCGACTGGAAAGGCACTAGTTAACATGACTAGGGAAGGTGCTGCATATGCAGATACGGTATTTACTGAAGGAGTGGTATCTGGTATTTCAAGTGAGAAAATACAGGAGTATAGATATGCTGCTGAACTAGTCGATGTATCGCTTGAAACCTTAACAGGCTCAATGGCAAAGCAGATAAAGTCCATGAAGTCTGCTCAAGACGGCTCGAAAAACATGGTGGAAGCGTATGAAAAACTGGGCGTTTCAATCATGAATGCAGATGGGACACTTAGAGACTCGGATACGGTTTACTGGGAACTAATAGACTCGCTTGGGAAAATGACAAATGAAACGGAAAGAGACGCACTTGCCATGACAA